GTACTGCGCACGTTCATTAGGTTTTCCAGCCATCGCTTTACCAAGCGACGTCTGAAAATTAGTCAACAAATCAGAAATACGATCAAGTTCAGCAAATTTACAGCGAGCATAACAACCGGCCTCAAACTTAGCAACTTCCTCCAACAATTGAGTATAATACGTTGGTAAAAGTTTAGCCAACGCCTTAGACTCATCAGAACCACGAAATTCAGCTTCAACACGAGAACCAAAATCATTCAAAGAATCACAACGGAGCCAAATAAAGAACTTAAGAAGCAAACGAGTAAAAGTCTCAGCAAGATCAGGAGCATTGGTTTTAATCTTCTCATTCAAACCCATAAGACCAATGCTCGCAATAAAATTACGGGCGACATCAGGTTTGGTCTTACCAAGAATAAAAGTAGTAAGAACAGAGAACAACACAAGAACAAAGTTAGAAAGTTTATCAGACAAACTATGAGCAGAATAAAAGTCAGAAAAAGCACCAACGAAAGCGTCAATAATCTGTTTAGAAACAGACTTCGACATAAAAAGAGCAATCAAAGCGACCCAATCAGCGATAGACTCACAACAACGAGTAAGATGAAAAGCAGAAACACAAGAAACAATAGCAGTAAATACAGAACCGATAGACTTCAACCAAGTCTCAACACTCTTCTCCAAAGAATCAACAGATGGAAAAGGATTGAGAGCGGCCAGTTTTTCAGCAACAGAATGATACATACGAGTAACAAGTTTAGTAGACATACATCCAGCAATGAAAGCAATGGCAGCAATACACACAGTAGTAGCAACACCACAATGCGCACGCATACCAGAAAGAGAAGACAACTCTTTAGACAAAAAGAAAGAGAAAAGAGCCCGATCAATAGCATGAACGGGTAAGAGTATAGAAGAGAAACGAGAGCCTCCATTGAAGATCCCGCGTTTTGACACGCGGGCCTCAAATTTGAAGCCATTCCAAGCGCTATACCCGTCAATACATTCCCGAATATCTCGGAAAGGCACCAACGGACACACACACTTGGTCACACGACCATTGGAGTCAACAAAAGAACTGTC